CTCACCTGCTTCTCTTGATGCATAGAAGAAATCAGATGCAGTTGAATAATTTTCTTCATAATCATCATAGTTTTTGATTTTAAGACTTGTAGATGCAATGGATACACCAGCATTTGCATTCTTCAGATTTGATCCATCAATTCTTACAACCTGGAGAGTGCCTCCATATGAAAGGAATTCAGATGCAACCATCCAATCCTCATAGTGCTTATCATTGCTTTGGGGCTTACCAAAGACATTAACAAGCTGACTCTGACTTGTGATCAGAATTGATTCTTCAATAGGTCCACTTTTAAATGGTGCAGCAATAGCACCAACATTATCAAGAACATTATCAGCTCTACCAACTGTGAGGTCAATCTCCCTGACCAATACACCTGGAGATAATTGAGGAGTTGCCATTTAATACTCTCCTTAAGTTCTCAGATTAACTAAAAATATTTATTATTTTTAGGGGTTTCATTGGGGAAACAAGAAGTGAACTACCAATCTGGATAGACATCAGTTGTATATTTCTCTCTTCTTTTAATTACTCTCTTCTTACAACACTCCTTACATTCATAAGAGTATGATGATGCCACTGGTCCTCTATCTTTTCTTGTTCTGTAATATCCATCAACAAGATTTTTCTCCTCACCACACACTCTACATTTTCTTATGTCTAGCAATAGATGACCAAGATTAAATTGCTCATCAAAGTCCATTACTTATAGTCCCACATATAAGACATGTCACCATATTCATCAGTAAACCATCTATCACCTTCATCATCTACAAATGTGTTATCTTCAAGACCATCATTGATAAAACCAAAAGGTGCCATATCCTGTTCTATTTGATTCTTCTGCTCATCATATAATCTTTTTCTAACATCCTGGTCAGTCAATTCTTTGAAGTAATCTTGTGCAACTAACCAAGCATAGATAACCAAACACATGGCAAGGTCATCATTACATCCTTCTTCTGCCTCAAATGAATTATGTTTAGAAACAAAGGTTGTAAGTTCTGAGATGATCTCATAGTCATTAATGAATAACTTATCTTCTTCAATTAATGTTTTTAGATTCAAAGAACCCACTTTTTTAACTGTCTTGGACATCTTTAATCCAAGTTGAGTTTTTGCTCCTGAGAATCCTTGTCCAACAATCTGCCCTGCTCTTCCTCTCATTGAGCACATAAGTAAGTTTTGATATTCTAAGTCATACTGAAGAATACTTGCTACCTGATCACCAATATCATTTACTTCACATAATACAAATGCTTCATTGTATTTTCTTGCCACCTCCCAAATAACATTTGGGAAAAGCATTGGTTTAATAGTATTGTTTCTATACTTTGCCACCACCCTATGTGGAAACTCTGTGATATCTGTGACAATGAATGCAGAGTAATCATTACCAACTCCTCTTGCCACATCAACAGACATTACATAGTCATGTTTTTTCTTGGGTGCTTCATATACATCCAATCCAGCACTCTTCTGAATGGGATTGTCATAGATAAGTGTCTTTAGTTTACTGGGGGCAATCAATGTATCAACAGAACCTAGAAACTCACACTCAAACTCAATCTTGAACTGTTGTTCAGAAGTGTTCTTGATAGTTTGTTTCTTCCATTTCTCATCTCTACCTGGAACTTCAGACCAGTGAACATCAGTAGGAATATAATCATTACTTCCATTCTCAGCATCATGCCACATCCTATAGAAGTGGTTCATGCCATGAGGGGTAGAAACAATTATGACTTTTGTGCTTTTACCAGAAGTAATAGTAGGATAAACAGATGCAAAGAAGGCATCAGCGATGTGATTTGGAACGAACGCGAATTCGTCCAAGAAGAGGATATTGAATGACATGCCTCT